TAGTTTAGGTATTGTCCTTACTGTTAAAGTCGCTGAAGCTAAATCAATTGCACCACCAGTAAAGTTACCTAAAGATACTGTTACAACATTTGCTGCTGTTACTGTAGCTGTAAGAGTAAGGTCTACTGTGTCTACGCTTAAAGAAGCCATAGCAAAGTCACCTAAAGCGGCTCCTAATACTGCTACATCTTCAATTAACTCATTGCCGTCTCCAATAGAACCAAAATCTTTTGTTTCAGATCCAGTTAAAAAACCTTGTAGTTTTGGTAATGTTTCATAGTATTCATTTAAGTAATATCTGTCAGGAGTAGTTGCACTTCTGTTTACGTTATTACCATTAGTTCCTTCAATAACAAGCTGCCCATTAGTCTCAATATTAACTTTATTAGTTAATTGATTACCTGTAGTGTTGTTTGTGGCTAAGTGTTGAAACCCACCTTCGGACCTAACTGGCCCACTGAATGTTGAATTTGCCATAATTTCCTCCCGGAAATAAGTTCTATTGTCTTGGCTTGTCTGCTAGGTCAGTCGATAGAACAAGTTAATATATTCCTAGTTATTAAAGTTTACTACGAGGCTTGTATCAAAGCAACAAAAAAAAAGGGAGCCGAAGCCCCCTTAGTAATTGTAGTTGAGTTAGAAACGCTACAATATCGTTCCTTTAAGCTCCTTGAGAACCGTAAACGGCTCTGAAGTTTGAATATCCAAATGAATATCTTTCTCTTGCTTTATATCTCATGTTGCCAGTATCGAAATCACCCTCTAATGCAGTTTGCATTGGAGATCTTTCAAAATACTTAAATCCATCAGGACAGTCTGTTTTCAAAAAGAAAGCATCTGAATCTGTTAGATAATGGTTAACAACATAACCGTCAGGCAGCATACCCATATTCTTAACAGCATTAATGTCGTTGTCAGAACTACCAACTCTATTAGGAGTTTGTAATAATCTGTCAGCAACAAATTGCAGTTGAGGTGGTACTACTAATTTCATTCCTCTTAACGCAATATTAAGACCTCTATCATCCGTAAATGTAGAAATGTTAATTAATGCATCTTCAAGAGAAGTTTCATTAAGATCCGCCATAGTGGTTGCTCTGTTTGCTAAAGAACCACCGCCGCCTAGAGGATGATCAGTTGCTATTAAGCTTTTGCCATCGCCACCTGTTGTAGAGAACGCGTTGTTCAATACAGATGCAGCTTTGATTTGCTTAGTGTTAGCCATTGATCTCGCTAGAGCTTTAGTATATCTTGCGCCGAGTCTGTCATATAGATTATCTTCAACAGCTTCTTCTGTTAAAGCAAATGCTAAAGCCACTGTCTCATGAGTATAACGAGAAGTATAACCTTCGTTAGCTGTATCAAATCTGACACCACTACCTTCTGATTTTACTTCTGCATTACCAAATCCCACGATTAAAGTTTCTTCTTCAAACGCTCTATCAGAACTTTCTGTATCAAAAATTTCTGTATGCTCTGCCTCGTATCTTGAGTATTCCATACCAAACAAGGCGTTTAAACCCGGCTCTAATTCTTTCGCTAATTGCGCTCTATTAATAGCCATTACTTATACTCCTGTTGGGTCGACATAGAAATGTTCGTTAAATTTAACAATAACGTTTACATTAGCTGAGCCTGTGGTTGTGTTGTCCGGATCAGAGGAGAATCCCATAATCCTAAATGTTGCAGTCGTTGCAGCAGTTGTCCCAGATAGTTCTACAGCAGACATACCAGTTTTGGTAGATCCAGCCGTATAAGCTATATCTGCATTCAAACCAACATCAGTTTGAGCTGGAGAACCAGCACTCTGAATTTCGAATACAGCAGTAGGGTCGTCTTGTACAAAAGCCACGATATCAGTCGATACAGTTCCGTCAGGGAAGAAAGATTTGAAAACAACGTCGCCGCTGCTATCAGTGAACTGACACCCTCTAAATATGCCTACTGATTCATCACCAGCTGCTGATACTAAAATCGTACCAGTATTAAGCATTTTAACTAAATCGCCTGAAAAAATATTCCCCGAAGCTCCTGTAGCTATCTTATATTCTGTTATGCCATTGTTGGCAGTTCCAGAACCTAATTTACCTACAAGTCTTGCTCCAAATGGGGCATCTTTGTTAGCCATAATAAGTCACCTTATATTATAAAATTGAAAATGATGATCAACTACGTTGACCACCGCCAAAAGTTACTTTGCTTGTTCTTTCCGGTTTTAACATCGGTGAACTAGGATCAGATTCCCTTAAGAGGTCATTATCTACAGCATCTTGCTGAGTTCTGGCACGATTTTCGAAATAGGAGTTTCTCTCATCTCGTGTCTCGTTCGGGATCTTGGCCAATAGCAAACCGCCAACTGAAACTACTCCTGCATGTCTACCGTTATCAATAGTAGGAAGCGGGAAATCACCTAACTCATCGGCTTTGACAAGGTCGAAACCCTCTCTCATCCTAGAAGTCACATTCTTTCTATCTTCGTTACCAGCGATTTCAGCTCTAATCCACCTGTAGGTGTAACCCTCAGGTGCAGGAGGAGTATCCAACATTGATGGTGGACTCCAAGGTTTGCGAGCAACTTTTTTAGCTCGAGTGTCGGCAGAACGTGGGCTTCTGTTTAAATCTTTTGTATCTTCTGTCATAATTATTTACCTTTTAACGTATTTAGCGTACTCATTCAAGGGTACGTTTAATCTTTTAGCCATCTGAACTTCTGCAGGAGACAGTTTTACTTGTCTTTTATTAGAGCCGGCATTACCAGCTACTCTTCCAGCGGAAGCCACCTTTTGTGAAGGCTTAGATTTTGTAACAGAAGATTCGTTAAACTTCTGAGGGAATTCTTTACGAATTCTCCTATCAAGTTCAGTATAGTACTCATCTGTTCCTGCGTCAAAGTCTTCTTCAACCATATTATTATGTATAGCGTAAGCTGATACAGTCATAATCTCATCGTCACCAAACCAAGCATTATTTTCTGCCCAACTCTGAGTCTTTTGATCCAATTTAATTGGCTGTTGAGCTTGAGGTTGAGCCTGTTGTTGAGGCGCGTAATTTTGGTAATTTGCTCTTTGTTCTTCTTGAACGTTTCTTTGATATTCTAATTGTTGTTGTGAAGTAACAACTTTGTTTTCTTCTACCGCTATCTTTGCTAATACTTCTTGAGCCTTTGCAACCTTGTCATAGTCAGCAACTTCATGCGCTCCTTTTAAAGCAGATAAAGCTTGAGCCTTTTGAGACTTAAGTCTTCCTTGTGCTTCATTTAAGTAAGATCTATCAAGCGTAGAACTTTTATTTTTTAATACTTCATTCTCATAAGATATTTTTTTCGCATACTCATAAGCAGAGTCTTGTCCTCTTTCTGCCTCTCGTAGTTTACGAGTTAAATTTCCTATACGTTTTTTAACCTTATCAGAGTAATCAGCTAATTCATCTTCTGTTTTTACTTCTGTACTTTCTGATATATTTTCTATTGAAGCATCTGCTTCTTCGTCAGGCGCTAGATCTGCTATCTTGCCACTAACTTTTTCTTCAGGGACATCTACTTCTACTATCTCACCTTCATCTATAAATTCTTCTTTTCTTAATTCTTCAGACATATTTACTCCTTATACTGCAAGAATATCATCTGGATCTAATATACTAGCGATTACTTCGTCATCGTTAATGATTCTGCATTCAGACTCATCACCCAATCTAAAACGAGCGCCAGCATACCTGCCGATTAATACCCATTGTTTTTCCTGACACCAAGGAGCAGAGAACTTACTCTTATCCTTATAGCAATCAGGACCCATTTTCACAACATAGCCAACTACAGTAGCTAGAGATTCTCTATCAACCGTTGATTGTACTAAATGAATTCCACCTTCTGTTACCGCTTTACCTTTATAAGGAAGGATTAAAAGTCTCCAACCCGTGGGTTGCGGCATCCTATCTAAAAATGAATTGTCTAAAAGAGTTGGGTCTAAGACCCTAGCCCCTGGCTCTACATAGGAAGGATTTTCCTCTGGAGCTGGAGTGTTTTGTTTTTTTTGTTTGGTTTCTTCTTGTTTTATTTCTGATTCAATTGCTTTTGCAACATGATCAGGTATCTGTATCTTCGTCATCTTCTACTATTTTTCCCAGCAGTTCCCTAAATGTACTTTCTGCATCGACTAGAGAACTGTAACGTCCACACAGATATTGATATTGAGCAAAGTCTTTTGTCCCTGACAAAATGACCTCTTGTACTCCTTGTTTTTTAGCTTCTATTTCTTTTAAGAATTTTTGGCTAACCCAAACTACGGACATTAATAAATGCCAGAAAACTTACCACCAAATTCGGCGGCGCCCATACCTCTTGCTTTTCCTTTACCTGTTCCAGGCTTTGGAGTTGTACTGGCTGAAAAAGTGCCTGCATTATTTTTCATGGGTACTGACCCTTTCTTTCCATAACTGCATTTGTCTTTCATGACCTTGGGGGTTTTCTGTTGACTTACTTCTGTTCTTTTTATCATGTTTCTTATTATCTTGGTTATATATAATATTTGCAACCTTTATTTTTACTCTTGGTTATTCTGAATATCCATAAGTTTAAATCTTGCTTGCTGTTGTAATCTCTCTCTTGCAGTTTCATCTCTTAAGTCAGCT